CTATTGCAACTAGAAATAGATTCTTAGCGACGGTAAATCCTTACTTAGAATCAGTAGTACAAAGACAAGGTCTTTATGCATACAGAGTTGTAATGGATGATACAAACAATACAGCAGATATTGTAGACAGAAATCAATTAGTAGGACAGATCTTTATCCAACCAACAAAAACAATTGAATTCGTAGTATTAGACTTTACAGTTGAACCAACTGGAGCGACGTTCGGATAATATTTAATAAACAGAGATATTTATAATTAAATAAGTAAAAATAAAAATGGCAGTATTAGATCCAAACGAAATAATGTTCAGAGCCTTCGAACCAATGGTTCAGCACAGGTTCGTAATGTATATAGACAATATCCCAGCATTCATGGTTAAAAACGTGAAAGCACCGAACTTTACAGATAGTATGATTAAACTTGATCATATTAACTCTTACAGAAAAATAAGAGGTAAAAGAGAGTGGCAAGATATGGATATGACTTTATATTCACCAATCACTCCTTCTGGAGCTCAAGCAGTAATGGAGTGGGCTCGTTTAGGATACGAATCAGTAACTGGTAGAGCTGGTTATTCAGATTTCTACAAAAAAGACTTAACTCTTAACATCTTAGGCCCTGTAGGGGATATCGTAGGAGAGTGGATTATTAAAGGAGCTTTCTTAACAAAAGGAGATTTTGGACAATTTGACTGGACTTCTGCTGACGGATTAGTAGAGATAGGAATCTCAATAGCAATGGATTATTGTGTATTGAATTACTAATAAAATTCAAATAAAAATTAACAAGCCTGGCATTAGTCAGGCTTTGTTGTTTTAAGAAAGTTTTTTTCATATATTTATATATAGAACTAGTTACTAACAAATAAAATTTATGGAACAAAAATTTAAACTACCTACTGAGACAGTAGATCTTCCTTCAAAAGGAATACTTTACCCAAAGGATTCTCCTCTAGCATCAGGAAAAATTGAAATGAAATACATGACTGCTAAAGAAGAGGATATTTTAACAAACGCAAATTACATTAAACAAGGAGTCGTTATAGATAAACTTCTTCAATCGCTAATAGTATCGGATATTAATTATAACGATATATTAGTAGGAGATAAAAATGCTATGATGGTTGCAGCACGTATTTTAGCGTACGGTAAAGATTATGAATTTGAGTATGATGGAGTTAAACAGACTGTTGATTTAAGTAATATTGAACCAAAACCTCTTTCTCAGGAATTAGAAAAAGCAACAGAGAATGAATTTACATTCACACTTCCAAGTACAGGGAATGTAATTACTTTTAGACTTTTAACACATGGAGAAGATGTAAAAATTGACCAAGAGGTAAAAGGATTACAGAAGATTAATAAAGACAGTGTGAGTGAAGTTACAGTAAGACTTGCACACCTTGTTACTTCTATCAATGGAAATAGAGATCAGAAAGATGTTAGAGATTTCGTAAACAACTACTTCCTTGCAAGAGATGCTAGAGAATTTAGAAAGTACTACAGCAGTTTAAACCCAGACTTAGACCTAAAGACAACAGTAACCAATTCAACAGGCGATGAGGAGGACGTCGATTTGCCGATAGGGCTTACCTTTTTTTGGCCTGACGCCAGAATATAGACTCGGGGTATTCACACAAATACATGATATAGTATTTTTTGGAAAAGGAGGTTACGACTGGAATACAGTCTACAACATGCCTCTTTGGTTAAGAAAATTTACATACAATAAGTTGTATGAGTTTTATCAAGAAAAAGAAAACAACAGTACTGACAAAACAGTACAGGAAGGAATTAAAAAAGCTCTTATAGAGAGGCAGGCGAAAGAAGCCACATATGTAACAAAGGCATCAAAAAAATGATGCCTTTTACTATTTATAAGTAAAACCACAAAGTAAATGGCAGCCAATAAAAGCACAGTTTCAGCAGCAGATTTAAAAAACTTAAAAGACTTTAATAAAGAAGCTTCTAGTTTAACTACTGTCCTTAGAGAATTAGCAGATGCATTAGGTAAAAATGCTAAAGAAGCTGCTAGATTTACAGGGGAGTCTGCAGCTGCATATGAAACTTCCTTCTCAAATGCCGTTACTTCAGCAAAAGAGTTAGCTGGGTATACTTCAAAGCAGTTAGCAGACACTAAAAAAGAAGCAGAGTTCAATAAAGCTGTATTAAAAACAGAACAAGATCGAGCTAGAGTTCAAGCTAAAATTGCAGAATTAAAAGATAAGCAAATCAATGCAAGTAAGACAGAACAGCCTTATATTGAAAAAGCTTTAAAAACTCTTGAAGATGTAGATGATGCAATAGAGTCTCAATTAAAGCATGCAGATGGTTTAAAAAAGAAATACGAAGAAATATCTAAAATAGATGTCTTCGCTCCATTTAAGGAGATGATGGGAAGAATCCCATACCTGAACAAAGCTCTTCCTGCAATGGGAGATGCTTCTAAGGCTTTAAGAGATACATGGACCTCAGGAGATAAGAGTATAGTTGGAGGGATAAAAGCAGCTTCAGCAGGAGCAGGAAAGCTTGTAAATGGACTAGGTCAAGCAGCAATGGGAGCAGTACTGGGAGCAGCTGTTGATGAGTTCACAAAATTAAACGAAAGATCAGTTAGTATGCAACACAACTTAGGGGTATCTCGATTAGAGGCTCTTAAGATGAATGATGCTATGATAGATGCTTCTCAAGCTTCAGGTAAACTCTGGTTCAACTCAGAAAGATTCCAGGAAGCACAAGAAGATATAAATAAGACATTAGGAAGTAATGGTGCAATTTCTGCTGATATGGCAGAAAACTATGCACAATTACACCATCAAATGGGACTTAGTACAGAAGAAGCTACACAGTTTAGTTTAACTTCTATGAATATGGGTAAGAATGCTAAAGACTATACAGCAAGCATTACTGTTCAAACTAAGTTATTAAATGGTCAGAAAAAACTTCAAATAGATAATAGGGAGATTCTAAAAGGAGTAGCAAACACCTCTTCACGAGTACAACTAAGCTTTAAAGCCTCAGGACAAAATCTAGCCCAAGCAGTATACCAAGCAAAGAGCTTAGGTATGAACATGGCACAGGTTGAAAAAACAGCAGACAGTTTACTGGATTTTGAAGCATCTATTGGAAATGAACTAGAAGCAGAATTACTATCAGGAAAAGAATACAACCTAGAAAAGGCTAGAACAGCAGCTCTAACCAATGATATGGTTGGACTTACCTCTGAATTAGCTAAGCAAGGAATTACTGCAGCAGCATTCGGTAAAATGAATAGACTTGAGCAGGAATCTACTGCTAAGATGCTTGGAATGTCTGCTGATGAATTAGGAAATTCATTAACACTACAGGAACAGTTAAAAACAGTTTCAAAAGAATCAGGATATAGAGACGCCCAGTCTTTAGAAGATCTTCAAAAACAAGTGACTATGAGAGCTCGTATGAAGGATTCTAAAGGTAAGGAGATAGGAATGGATAAAGCGTTAGCTGAAATTGGAGATAAGAAATTAAGAAACCAAGTAGATGCAAATACGTTAGCAGAGAGAATGCAGCTAGAGCAGAAAAAAGCTGCAGAAGCAGTAGCTAAAGCAGTAGGGCCTGAAGGATTACAGAAGACAATGGATACTCTTGATTCGAGTATAAAAGCATTAACAGTAGCAATCGCAGCTTTAGCAGGACTCCAGTTAGTAAGCACTTTCCGAAGTGTTGCTAAAGATATAAGATCTATGAAACTTGGCGGTACTGGGGGCAATATAGCATCAGAAGCAGGACAAGCAGCAGGTAAATCAACAAGTAGTTCAGCAGCAAAATCAGCGAGCAGTTCAGCTACAAAAGCAGCAAGTAGTGTAGGAAAAAGCGCAGCAGAAGCTGGCGGTGGCGGAATGTTTAGTGGATTAAAGAGTTTTGCAAGTAAAGCATGGGGTGGAATAAAAAGCGGTGCTTCTAAGGTAGGAGGAGCAATAAAAGGAGGAGCAGAATATGTTGCTGAAAAAAGTGGCGGAAAAGCCATCATAGGATGGTTAGGAAAGAATATAGGCGGTCTTGTACCTAAGTTCTTAAAAGGAACAGGAGGATCATTACTGAAGAAAATACCATATGTCGGAGCTTTAATAGAAGCTTTATCAGCAGGAATGTCTATATCAGACCTAGCAGCACAAAAGAATCTATCAAAAGACCAGCTTTACTCTGAAACAGGTAAAACACTTATAGGGTCAGGAATGGGTGTACTGGGGGGATCTTTAGCTGCAACCTTAATATCAGCACCAGCAGCATTAGGAATACCGTCATGGCTTATGGCACCCTTAGCGTATACAGGAGGAGATATGTTAGGTAGATGGGTAGGAGGAGCAGTTTCAGATTACATAGGAGGACCGTCCTTAGGTAAAATGGTAATAGATACGTTTGCAGGAGGTGGAAAAGCTCCAAAAGCATCTGCACCGGCAGGAGAAAAGAAAATGGCAACTGGAGGAATTGTAACAGGAGCGACAAGAGCAGTTGTAGGAGAAGCAGGACCAGAAGCAGTTATACCTTTGAGAGAATTCTATGCTAAAATAGATGAATTAATCGGAGCAGTTAAACAAGGAGGAAATATACATATTGGAGCCAATAAACTAAACGAAGCTATAGGACTTAATCTTCATCCAATGAGATAATAAATTAAACAAACTATTTATAATAAATTAAAACATACAATATGGGACTATTAGACTTATTACCATCAAGTAATTTAGGGTTAGACGGAGCTACACCAGCATTAATACCAAGTGCACAGCCAGGATCAACTCTACATAACATCTATTCTATTACAGGAACACCGGCTCAACCACAAACACAACCGGCCCCTTCAGAGTTAGACCTAAACGGAGCAACACCTCCAAAATATTTAGATAACCCTCCAGGATAAAAAAAAACCTAAATGGCAGGACCAAGATTAATAGATCTCCAAACAGACCTTAAAAGTCTCCGTTATGGAAGCGATAAACCCTACGTTACTAAGGACATAAACAACCCTCCTTCAAGTAACCAAACC